ATGGACATGTAAGACCGTTTTCTTCGGGAGGCATTTGATTATCATACTGACGTTGTGCTCGATCAAAATCTGCTCCAAGTCCTGACGCTTCTTGAATTGTATTTCGCTTCTTGTTTCGAATAGAACCCTTAAGCATATACTTCAAGCTTTTGGTAATGCTCTCGTACAGCTTATCAGCCTTTCGCTTCATGTCTTGTTTTCCAACGGGGGTTAAAGTATATCCAAGTGCTGCTGAGCCAGCGACACCTGCTTTACTTCCACCTTCACCAGCGAAGGCACCGGGAATTAAATATCCCGGGGTTCCCTCAGAACTTCCACCGCCACCAACGCTCGTGGTCATTTCTTCGAGTGGCGTTTCCTTCTTTCGAAATGCATTTGGCCCCGTTACCGGACCTGCGGCGGCGGCGACACTTTGCTCTTGCTCAATGGATGGTTCTTCGCCGGGTGGAGTTTCCTCTACTGGCTTCCATTTTCTATCCTGAACATCTGCCTCGGGATTAAAATAGAACCACCGTCCTTTCATATTGGCAAAGACACGAGAACTCTGAACGTGCTTGGATTTTTGAACCAAATACACAGTAGAATCCGGTCGGCGTTTCACGTCACGAATTCTCCACGCATATTGGCCTTTGCCAATCTCTTGTGGATCTTTCCATAACTTATTCGCCATAGCTTCAATCCACTTATCAATGTGTTGGCTATTATCCCTATTATTAGATGGTTGTTCGGCACTTGGCTCCCAATCCATCTGGGAATGCCCCGGAGCCTCCGGTTTAGAACGAGCATTCCCATTCTTGAAATCTTGGTCCTTTGGCTTTGATTCCGTTTTTTTCGCCTTTGATTTCGATTTGGCCTTTTCCACTTCATGAACAATGCCCGAAACAATATGCTCCATTAAAGCTTGCAGATTGGCCTTACTAATCTTTCCTTCTTCCAACGGCTGAACTGCCCCGCTTTTAAGAAAAGCAATAAGCTTCTCTTTCTGTTCTGGAGGGAGAGTCTTGGCTCGTTGATAAATGTCGAGAATTTCATCCGCATCCAAACGAATGGGGTTTTGCTTACTTAACTTAAGATTGGGGTTAACCTTGGCTTTTTTGTAAAGTGTCTTTATGATAAGGTCAGCCTCATCGCCATTTTGTTTCGGCTCACCCTTGGACAATCGTGCTAGTGGAGGGCTTCCCATTCCCACTGGTTCCTTGGGTTCGACATGACCAGTTCCTGGCTCTCCACCTGGAACGGCGGTATCCATTGATGCACTCTGACCACCAGCATCTTGTGGAAACTCACCCTTAAGCATTTTCTGAATGTCATCTTTGGAGAATGGGGGAGCATTCTCGTCATCGGCCATAGCCAATCCACCACCATCTTCAGGATCTTGCTCACCGGGTTGAATGTTATCGCCAGCCGTTTCGTTTTGGCCCAAATCTTGTCCCGTAAGCTTTCCGTAAACGATGAAAAACGCATTGGCCTTTCCCATTGGATATTCGGTGTCGGCAGAAACCCACTTCTGAATACTATCTGGTGGAAGAGCACGGGCGAGGGTATCCTTAAATATCCAAATGGCGATACCATTTGGAAGCAGAAACATCTTTTGGCCTTCACCAAGTTTGTATCCGTTTAGGGCATCGTCCCATTCGTATCCACCGCCTGTAATCAGGGGTTCAAACCCCGCAGGGGCTTTAATGAAGTGCTCGTTACTTTGGAGAACCTTCTGGACCTTCGGGTCCATTTTGGAAATTGGCAAGATTCCAAATCGCTTTATCAGCCGCTTAAGTAGATTAAGATCGATTATCATTGTGCTGTCCTTTTAATTGTTTCTTCAATGTGTTAAGAGTAAAATCAGTACTCGTAATGGCATCATACAAACGTTTCCTATGCTCGTCATATCTCAGAAATAATGATGGATTTATTCTCTCAACAATTTTTTGTTGTCTAATGCAATCTCTCAGCTTTAGATTGTTGCCCAAATCGTAGTGATGTTTCTCATCATATTCTACCACTATGTTTCTATCGGAGTCATAACCATCTACAGCATATCCCGCAATCCATTTTTCTTTTCCGTTTTGAGCGTGACGAAAATTGCTTCCGCATTCCCGATTAAGTTCATCAATAAAATCACAGGCAGATGTATTGAAGTTAGTCCCTCCAAATTTTGACTCAATTTGCTTCAATCTTATTACCCTTCGCTTTTCTCTAGTTTCCTCTGATACGGGGAGTGATTTAGGAATCCCTGTTAGGGTTTTGGAAATTCTCTTCCGTGTCTCAAGCGATGGGTGAATACCTTTATGGGAGAGAGACATTTTGACTTTGATTTCGGGCGGGATAGTCCTTCCATACCAAAAGCAACCTTTCCCACTGAGAGTATTGTGCCGTTTCTCATTACTCTCGTCTGATTGATTCTTACCACACCAATATTTGGCGTGGTGTTCTCTAATCTTCAACTTGGTCGCTTCGGAATGTTTATATCCCGCCTTTCTCCCCGGTCGTTTTTTGATAGAAAAATCATTCATTTATTTCCCGTGGAGTTGTTTACGTACTTCCTTGAGCAGTTCATAGGATAGCATTAGGACCATAACGTGGTTGTCTTTGACAATCTTGCCGGGGTTTATTTTATCAAGCTGGTTTACAACCTCACGAATTTTGATTCGCATCACATCGGAGTCCTTGATAGTATCAATCGCTTCGGTCAAGGACTTCTTGATTTCGGCAACTTTATTTTTCACAAATACGTCAAAATTATTTGTGTTGGCAACGTTGCAGATATACTCACGCAGAACCACTTTCTGGTCATCGTCCAACGTACTGGCATATTTCTCGTTGAATTTTTCACACAGAAGCTTATAAGTAAGAAGTCGGATGTCCTCGGTTTGCATTTGATAATAGTTGATGAGTTCGTCTTCGGAATGTGCAACTGGTCTTTTATCAACGATGTGTTCTACTATGCAGTTTTTAGCTTGATACACTTCTTTGAGATCAAACTTGCGTTCCGAGGTCGCCACATCTTCAAAAACTTTGAATATAGAAGCCAAGACCCGATAATTCTTGACTGGTGCCTTAAGCATTTCCTCAATGGGATATGCTTCCTTGATTTCTTTGATTAAATCGTACTTGAGAAGAGATAGTTGCCTACCATTCAGCTTCTTGCGGGCGTCCAAGATAACTGTGAAGAAACGCTCGGCGTGGGTCTCATCCTTAATTCGCTCAGTCAGGAGAGTGTTGTAAAGCTGCCATTCTCGCCCCAATTCACTACTTTCACGGAAGTACTTGCGGAGTAGTTGTTGAGCTGGCGATGACTCCTTACCTGAGATAATATCGGCTGTGACCTGTTTGGTCAATAATTCAAACAGGATTCCGGTATTACGGAATTTGGAATGACGCATTTTCGGCATAGTATTTGACGGTTCTCTTCAACGATTATAAATATAGACAAGGAAGGCTAAACTTCAAGGTTTGTATGGAGATACGTGCGAGTTATTCTAAAATGTTGGATGTATCCAACATTGACTTTCCTCCCGAGATTCTAGCCTCGGCAAGGAGTTCCTTTTTGGTCTCTCCATGGGTTTTCGTTAAGAATTCGGCCAGTCCACCAATCATGCCTTTATCCATGACAGGTTTCTCCTTGTGAACTTCTTTAATTCGCAATGGGGAGCCGCCTTCATAGTTGTGAGAAAGAGCACTGACTTTCTTTCCTTCACTCTTTTTCTTTGGTGTTTCGTGCCTTGCCAAAGCACCCAGAGGATCTTCGGCAATGTTAGGCATTTTCTTCTCGCCTTCTTGGTCTCGGTCAGACTGATCCCTATCGGAACGATCCCGGTCATCCACTCGAACATCAGCAGACTCTTTAAGCTTCTTGAGGTCGTCTGGAAGATCGTCCTCGATGTCGGCATCGTCTTCACCCTCTTCGCCCTTCTTATCCTTATCTCCCTTTTCACCCTCTTCGTCCCCAAGGTCGTCGAGGTCTGGTAAAGAGCCTCCCCCGCCGCCACCACCCCCGCCGCCACCGCCACCGATGTCGAGGTCTCCCAGACCACCTTCATCGTCATCGTCTTCCTTGCCCTTTCCGCCCATCTTCTTGAACGGTTTAGCTGGGTCATCTCCATCCTCTTCAATCTTGGTAAGGCGGTACTTATGTTTGGCATCATCCACGACCTGTTCCTTGACTTCGTGAATGTCATCTTCGGACATATTAAAGATGTTCTTGTACACCCATTCATAGGAGAAAAACTTGTTCTCAACCATGTCAATTGCCACACTGATTTTGTCTTGCCAGATTTCAACTTTCTCCTTTTCGAAAACGGTTGAAGGGTTAGTCAATTCAATTTCAAAATCAACAAGCGATTCGTCACGGTAGCCTTGAGCGTACAAGTGAACGATAGCAATCTTGCTGAGTTCAGATGCAATAATGCGCTGTAAACGTTGAATGGTGCGAGCAAAACGTACATCCTCCGAAGCGAGAGTTGCTTTTCCTGAGATACCTTCCTCATAGCCTAAGAATGCTTTTGGAATCTTAAGTGCAGCCATCATCTTTGTCTTGATGTATTCAAGGTCATCAATGCCTGTCCATTCCATGCCCGCTAGGGTATCAATTTTCGTTCCGCTATCTCCACCACGAACGGGGATGTAATAATCCTCAATCATGTTTTGCAGGTTAAAGCGAAGGTTGTATTCTCCAGTCTGCTCATCAATGTATGGAACTTTCTTCATCTTATCCATCATCTTCTGCATATAAGCATCCACTTCGTTTGGTGGAATGTTTCCAATATCAGTATAGAAAATACGACGTTCGGGAGCACGCATGATACGACTAATCAACATTGCGTCTTCCATCAGGGAAAGTTGCTTCCAGACACGACGGGCACCTTCAATCATGGATTTACCATAGGGAAGGAAGTTGCTATCGGAAATGAGTCGGAAGTGAGCTACTTCGTAGTTCTCAAGAATTTCGGCCTGCGATGTATCAGTAGGTCGGAGTTGGAACTTGACGTAGCGTTTGTTGGATGGGTCGGAATTCTCAATACGTTCCACATTGTAAGCCGAGATTGGCTCAACCATGTAAATGCCGTATTCCGGAGTGATGTACAGTTTGAGATAAAAATCTCCATACTTAGTCATGTTACGAACCCAAGACCATAAGTTAAAACGGCAGTTGAGAATCTCATCAAATAGGTTCTCAAGGATTCGCTTAACGTTATTGTTATTGGAGTGAACCGTAATCATCTTACCAACTTCGTTATAGGTAAGACATTCATCAGCATAGATGTCTAGTGCCGAAGAAAGAATGGGGTCCATGTCCATTGTATCGTAATCACGGAATAAGTCCATTCTTGCTGCCTGATACGACAATGCAAAATCACGAGTGTAAGAGTTATACGCTGTAGAACGGATACGATTGAAACGGTCTCGAAGACTGTTTCGGTCGGTAGCATACATAATGCTATCCGTATCTTTTATCTTAAGCTGCTTCCCACCGACGTTACGTACAATAACATCTGTTGAGAAGAGTCTCTTCAAACGGGCGTATAACGACTGTTTCTTTACATCCAGAATTTCGTCGTCAAACGGCTTTAGACTGTTTGGTTGGCTTGGAGTTGTTGGCATATGTTTCCTTTTCTATTGTGTGTATGTGTATGAACACCCCTCCTGCGGGCATTCGTCTTTCTATAAATATTCCCTCTTAACCCAATAACCATCTCAAATCTTCCGTATTCTTTTTACCATAGCCTGCTGGTCCAAGAGGCATGGTCCAAGAATTATGGCCAGATTGAGCCTGTTTTACTTTATAGAATGGGGTTTGATCCATCCGGTTGGCACCGATACCAGCAACCGCTGCCCGTGTCAGGTCTATGCCTTCTTGACGCAGACGCAGAGCGGTATCACGAACCCACAGCCCGATGCACAACGATATAACTAAGTCGTCGTTGTACCCTTCCATGGCGATGGATTTGCCATTTTTCCAGATAAAAGTCTCCAACTCAGCCAGCGTTCTTTTCGAGCGAATCTCGACTGCCATGAATCGCATATAATGCTCCATATTGTCCACGATAAGAGGGCGAGTTTTAATGTTTGTGCTGAATCCCGGGACCATCTTCTTCTCTTCCGAGGCCCATTTATTGCTGAGTTGACGTTGCACTTCAACATACTTCAAGTCAGCCGAACTATAAAAAGTGTTTGAATATCCACGGTCAAGGATTTCCTGAATTGTGCCCCATCCCACGCTTTCACGCTCGACAACAAGTAAAGCGTTGTTGTATTCCGTGGATAATGCTACGAGGAAATCGCCAAAATCTTTAGTGCTCAACTTACCTTTATATTCAGCAACTTGAACTGGTTTCTCTCGGGTAATGTCCAGAACGTGGCAAGCGGAATAGTCCATACCGTCACCACGGGCTACGTCGGCAGAAACGACGTAAGCGTGAGTTCTGTCGGGGTATTCCCAAACCCATAGATTTCTATCAAATCCACGACTTTCAACTGGGTCACACGCTTTGTTTTTCTTATAGAATTCTACGATGTTCAGGTCAACAACGTTATCGCCGGATGCGAGAAAATTACAGTCATATTCCTGTGAAGCCTTCTTGGGGTTACCTTGTTTTTCGCCTTCAACACGACGCCATTCATCGTCTCGCTCGGGATGAAGTTGCCACGGAAGAGTGATAGGATGAAATCCATTCTTGCCTGTTTTGTTATCGGGGTTATCTGTTTCGGCACCAATCCACATTTTGTGGAACCAGTTACCAACACCACGGGGAGTAGAAAGGACAATAGAATTACCACCAGTGGACAGCGTTGGTTGGGCCGAAGTCCAAAGGTCTTCTGCATCTTCAATGAGGGCAGCTTCGTCAATAATCAGAAGGGAAAGTGCTTGACCAACACCCGATTTCTTAGTTGTAGATGCGGCCTTAATGGATGAACCATTGGCGAATCGAATGGAAAGACGATTGTCTTCGGTCATCCTGATTTTGAGCCAATTTGGAAGTGTGGCATACGCATCACGCACCTTGGTAAGAACATCTTTAGCATCATCCTGCTTCAATGAAATGAGAAGTACATTCTTATCGGGAAAGAACAACATAGTCCATAACGAGTAAGCGGCAACAAGGGTTGAAATACCCATCTGCCGGGATTTAAGGATGATGTTGAACTTGTAATCGTGGAACGCTTGAAGGGTTTCTTCTTGAAACTTGAATAGGTCGAAAAGAATAGTTCCACGCATTGGGTGCTTAATCTTTACATAGTGCCTCATGAAGTACACGGGGGACTCCAAGCACTTACGATATTCTTCCTTGATTAAGTCTTGATAGCTAACTTTTCCGTCTGACATAAAATTTCGAGATTGAATTTGGTTGCGGACGCTTCATATTTCTGTTTGCACTCGTCACGTATTTTAGTCAACGCCTCAATACGTCGGCTAACTTCCGTCAAATCCTTCTTGGCGTTTTCCAGAATCTCATCCTTATTGGTGGTCTTCCAACGCTCTATAAATCCTTCCGAGTTGCACAACATCGTTACGTCTGTGTCTCTTCCCGTAAAGTACTTGATAGTTTCGTCAATTTTAGACTTAAAATCCTTCATGGACCCCAACTCATTGGATGCCATTTTATAGGTCTCATAGTCAGGATAAATACCCAAAACCCTCAATTTGGTCTCATAATCAATCAAGCATCCTTCGCACAGACCCGTTCGGTTATAAAAAAGGCGGTCACGTTTAGACCCCCATTTTACTTCCTGACCGCATCTGCACTTCTGGACACCTATGGCTTCACGGATGATGTTTGCCACCCGGTTGACCTTCTGCGCCCCTCCGGACCTCTGTTCCCAGTCTTGACCCGAGTCATCAGTCCAAGTCTCCCCATTGGCCCGCTTTACGTATTTCTTGCCCGTATAGCCGACCTGTATGACTGGACGAACACCTGCTAGGTAATCTTTGACGATTTCAATATTGCTCTTCATAACTTGTGATCTTTCTTACATGTACATATGTGAATATGGACGGAAACCTTAAGAATAGGTGTGCTTTGTGCCCGTGGGATCTACATAAACACGTCTTCCATAGACTTCTGGGGCACTTCCACTGTACCGGACGGCAATAGAACGCCCATTATGCTCAATACCCGATTCAACCGTCGTGACGCTGATATAGTCCTTAGACGTGACCGTTCCGTTGGTTGGAATAAGGGAAATATCCTCGACTTCGGTATATCCAAGTGAACCTTCTCCCGAAAGCGGAGGATGGTGAGTTGGAATGTTGTAGCCTAAAAAACGATGTGGTGTAATAGCTTCCGTGATATTAGGCAAGAAGAGGTTGTTGGTTAAAGTCAACGAGGTTAATGTACTGTTACCCCCCGTACTTGTACCAGTTCCAATGATACTATTACCGAACAAGCTTGCACCCGTGGGATCAAACGCCTGAACCACTGGAGCCAAAGTGTAAATCAAATTGTAATTCGCATCAAACAACTCAGCCTTGATAGTCCAACTCTCATTGGCAATATTAATAGGGAACGGAATTTGAACCACGGCTGACTGCGGGGAGAATCCGTAATCGCCATAATTCTTCAATGATATATTCCCAAGAATGACTTCACAATTGACAGGAACAATGACTAGAGTCCCATAGTAGTCATTTAGTGGGGTGAAGAACAATTGCTGCGGGTCGGAGAAAATTCGGCTACTGACTGTATCGGTTACCACAATTTCACCAAGCTTCCATCCAAATGGAGGCATGTAGGAAGTCTCGTTTTGTATAGTATCACTGGAACTTGTCAGGAAGAACATCACCTTGGCGGTTTCCGTTTTGTTCTTATTGACAATCATGTCCGATTGGAGAATATACGTTGTGTTTTGGGCCAAAAAGATGAAATTGGACGTGTACCCTACTCCCGAAAATTGATTGTAAGCAGCGGCGTCATATGGATAGTAATTATAATCATTGGTAGTTCCTATGGCCTGTGCCTTTACAATTACATAAGAATTTCCATCTGAACCTGAGTACCCATTGATAGGATGAATGACCATGGAACTCAATCTTGGCTTATCTGAATAAATCAAGTTAAGAGACGCTGAGGACGCAAACCAGTACTGGTTGATTTGGTCTTGGTTAGTAAACGTTCCAATGGTCGAGAAGTTCTTATTAACCGTAATCGGGTCTACAAGCAGTTCACTCGGGCCGAGGACCGTATCGTCAATTAGAGAGAAATTGCCGGGATAAATATTGCTTTTAGCATACAACTTATGTCGGGCTACAAATCCGGTAAATGTCCCGAGGTTTCGATACACTATTCCAGCGTAAGACTTCTTCATGAATGACGCTGATCCTGCTGAATTGACGTATCCTTGGTATGGATTGGATGCACTCAGAACCGTAATACTTCCAGTAACCTTGGAAGCCGTGTAATTTGTGGCAACAATTCCATGCCCATGGTTCTCATATACCGTATAAAGGAACGATGGTGTATGAATGATTTGGCTTCCGGTAACATCGAGCACGGTAAACATGCTTCCCGTCACTGGAACCTGATTAAAAGTTGTATGGACGGCTGGATTGAATGCGGCATGTGAAGACCCCGAGAGAGAAAGGGATGAGTATTTCAACGTAACCGTCTGCCCAACGTTTGATGACGTAAAGGTATTTACCCCAACGTGAATTTCCATATATCCGGGGTCAGTCGGAGTATGTTTAATGAGGGGAGCGAACATCGGCTGAGTTACCGCTTGCATGATATACTCCGTAGAAGAGAAACTACACGTAAACATCCCCGAAGACGCCAACTGAGCATATGGACCTAACGGAATTGTATCTACTATTATTTCCGAAGTGCTTCGGACTGAGGTAATAATCGCACTAACGTCAGCATGTTTGTATTGGTAAACCAGAGGATTGTTCGAAATAATCGCCGTTGCATAATCATAATGAAGTTGAATGGGTGATCCGACCATTTGTGCATTGAATGAATCAACCCGGGAATTTGGATCGGATGGAAGGGCAGACCACATTACAATTTGTGCATTGGCAGGTAGGACGAAGCCAAAATTGGCACTGCCGGGAGTAAAGAATCCATTAGAGTTGTCTACCCGCAGGAAAAATGACCCCGATACAGTTACATCTTGGGTCAAGGTAGAACCAGTCAGATTTTCAATAACGGGATAAAGAAGCGAGCGAGCCTCCATGTAAGGCTCACTTCTGGTTGACTTGGGGTTGAAAAATCGAACACGGGAGACGTTCGGAAATTTGGTATTAATGCTAATGTTCCCGGTCCATCGAACAACCTCTCCCTTGGCTGTGGTGCCGACTAGGAAAATCTTTCCGGGTCCATCCTTAGTCTCTTTGAAAATGTAGATGGAAACGGTGAAGTTTGCGATATCTACATAATTTGTTCCTTTTGGTGTGGAGACTAAATATAGAGAATTGCCATCATTGTCGAGAACCTCGATCTTAATTTCGGACCCATCTTTAAGCAAGTCGGAGCCATTGAAGGAGATACAGTTTTTTCCAGCCGTGAATGCGGGGTCAAATTCGACGACTTGGAAATAACGGGATAGGTGAGACGTATCCTCAATATCCACCTGAATCTGGTCAAGCCCTTGAGCCACACCTGTTGTGGTGTAGCTGCTATCGCCTTTTTTGCCGAAACTTGAGAGTAATTGCTTTGCCATAGACGGGGAATGACGCCCCATCTATACATATTAAGTTATTCGAGATTTACTATCGGGAACTTACCAGCCTGTATTTTTCCAAAGATGTCAAGTATCTTTTAGAAATATCGTATCAATGTTTTTCTGTATGCATCATATCTCCAGAATTCACACCCCAAATACGCCTTGATTTGTTTCATCCTTACCCAATCTTTTGCCATGAGACGCCCGTGGCGATAATGGCGGGGTTCATCGTATTCCACGACGATGTTGTAGTATGGCTCGTAGTAGTCCACAAAATACCCGAGATGCGATACGAAATGCTGTCTGTTTCCAAACCACCCATTTTCCCTTTCAAGTTGGTCAAAGTATTGCTTTTCGCCCGCACCAACATTTACTAATCTCCCGTTGCCACCCCGATTCATTTGTAATACTTTTTGGCACATTATTACACGCATCTTTCGGCGGGATTCTTCCGTATGTCGTTTTCCATAAAATGGAGCAAGTTCGTCATACCGATGTACGCCATACATGGGGTTTCCCTTCTCTGTTATTTTTTGCTTGTGGGCGTCTGTATGCTTGAATCCGATGTGAGAGACAGACATCCTATTGCGGATTTCCTCGGAAGGATGTCGCCCCTTGTTTTTACAACTATTGCAACACTTGTTTCTTTTGATTGACGCATTGAATATTTCTCGGGAAGTATATGCCATCTCTCGCCTACAAATCGGGCATAGTTTAGTATATTTATCTGCGATGGGATAGGATATGTGAGCACAAACAGCACATTTAGAATTGGACTTGACTGCGAGTTTCCAGTGGTCTTTCCGAGAATAAATCTGTAGTTGACCACAATCGGGGCATTGTCTTTTCCATCCTCCCTCGGGAACTGGAAGTTTTTTCTTTCTTGGAGCACATTGGTAGCAGACGCAATTTCTCCTGACGGAATTGTTTAGACCTACCTTTGACGTATAGACCAATTCCCTATTACATTTGGGGCATCTTTTTGCCCACTTTGGCATAGTAATTCCGCATTCTCTCTCGGTTGATGTGGTATTTGTTTCTGTAGTAATACTCCCGTCTCCATCTACGTTTTGCTTCAAGTTGCTCATTTTCAGTTTCGTATTTTTGATGTCGTCCCATTGAGAACTCCTTTCTATAAGTATATTACTCCGAGCAAAAAACTCCTACAAAATGAATTATTCTTCATCTTTCCAATAGTCCGCATCCCGCTCCCACGGACTGCTTGCTCGTAATATTTTCTCCAACAATTTTTGTATTTTCTCTTCCAGTTTTTCTATTTCATCGTTATTCATATACTACTTTTGCGAGTCCGTTTTCGTGAGTTATTTCTATGGTCCTGTCAACGAAATCTTTGATTGTATCGTTGTGAGAGATAACAAAAACGTATTCATAATAGTTTTTGAGGGCGGAAAATAGAGTGGACATAGAGGAAAGATGGTCGGGGTCTAACGTGGAAAATCCCTCGTCAAGAGCAAGAAAACTGCACTTCGGGAGATTGGAAATCTCCGTAAGCCCGACCCGTATAGCTACACTTGCCACAAATCTCTCATATCCAGATGCCAATTCTATCGGATACTTCCCAACATCAGCATAAACAATATAGGGCACTATGTTTTTTCCGTCCGTCTCAAATTGTATAGTAAAATCAACAACTTGATTCAGAATGGAGTTAACTTCTTTTTCAATCTCGGGGACTGTGTTACAGATGACTTGGTAAGGGATACCATCACGCCCAATGGCTGCGAGATATTGGGTATAGGAATCCAATTCATCTTCCATTGCCGTGACTTCATTAAGAGTCTGGGTCACTGTCTCCACGGTGCTGCGAAACAGTTCCTTCTTGCCGGAAATGTCCATGAGAACTTGATTCTGCTTCTGGAGAGAAACGTCCAATTTGCCGAGGGCAATCTTGAAGGCATTAATCTTCGACTGAACTTTGGCATTGTTTTCCACCACTACTCCATTGCGATGATAGATGTCAATCTTAGCCAATACGTCCTTGTAGGCGGTCTCCAAACGCTCAAGTTCATTGGTCACGATGATGATTTGCTTGCTTCCCTTCTGGCATTCCTCACGGAGATTTCCACGGTCGGTCAGGAATTTGGTGTACTTTTCGTAGGCAGTTTCTACCCACAGATAGACCCCCAAATCCGTATTCAATAGCTCAAGGGTTTTCATCATCAAGTCGGTTTCTTTCTTATCTCCGACAAGTTCTTGTTTAGCCGTATAGGCGTCTTTAACAAATTTGTTATCAACACAGAACTTACAGTTGGGATCAAACTTATGGGTTTTGAGACGCTCCACCTTTTCCAGTTTCCCCTTAACTTCCACCTTTTTCAATTCAATCTTCTGTTTGATGAGTGAAATTTTCTCGGATATTTCCCTATACTTTTTGTGGGACTCGACAAGATTCTGACTTTCCAAATCGTGCATTTCTTTCTCGATTTCCGTCAGTTTCTTCTCTCGTTTGGAATTAGTCTCACGGGTATCGGAAATTGCCTTGTGTTTGGCTTGGATGGTCTGTTCGGCAGTTTTCTTACGTGCTTCCAACGTCGCAAGGTCTGTTGGGACACTCGTGTCCAGCTTGATAAGGTTGCCGGTTTCGACGACAATTTGCTCATTCACTTCTGTTATCTGCTTCTTCAAACTATCCGCCTGTTCGGAGGCTGTGGCAAATAAAGCCTCGGCGTGAGACAGAGCATTCTTATGCTGTTCGATTTCCAACTGATAATTTTTATCCTTATGGGTCTTGAGGATAGCGGTCAGTTCCTTGTTACGCTCCCGTGCCGATTCCTCCAATCGGTCAAAGACATTGAGTCCAATGAATTGCACAAGCAAGTCCTTGCGTTCACTATTTCCCATGTCAATGAAGCTACTGAGGTTCTTGGCATTCTGGAACGATGCAGCCGTAATGATGAAGTCTTCGTAGGAGCCAATGTAATCACGAATGATGTCATTGGTGTCTCTACGAGCGGTTCCATGAAGGTCTTCTTCAACCCCATTAGTAAGCTTCCAGAACCTCACGTCCACCTTGACGTTGCCGGAACGAGTGGTATTTCCATTGCGTTCAATGAAATAACGAACGCCCGAAATCTCAAATTCGATTTTGCAATGGAATGTGGTTTTCTGGACATTGAGAACATGAAGTCCCTTGTAACCACGGTCGAACTTGTCAAACAAGCAAAAAATGATAGCTGAAAGGATGCTTGACTTTCCACAGCGATTCGGACCAAAGATGCCATACACACCATTCATATTGGTGAAATCAATGACATTGTTCTCGCCATAAGTGAACATATTATCCCATTCAAATCTTATGGGTTTCCATTTCAGGTTACGAGAGAACTCATCCCGCTTTATGAGCTGGTTCGTATTCTTATTGATTTTAAGAATGGCGTCAATCTTAGTCGGATTCGTGATGTCCAATTTCTTGGTAAGGAATTCCATCAACAACTTCTCTTGGTAACTTACGTTCGTCAGGTCGGCAAGAACAATATCCTTGCAGAGAGGAATGATGTCTTTTTTGTCCCGCTCTTGGTCCATGCGGACATAAGCCGTTTCCACGACTTGGGTCTTCATCTTAATTTCGGCCAGAACCGACTTGACTTCCGAAGCAATGCTCTCATAGCACTTCATGCGGAGGCGTACCCGCTTAGGAAGCTTATCCAGAGACGTTGTAAGCTGACCTTTCTGAACTTCAATGGTAAAATACCCAAAATTGTTGGGCAATTCATAGAACTTATAGCTGCGCTTCTTCAAATCCCATAGGGAATAACCATGTCCATCCAAATTTTCTCCGTGGTTCTGCTGAACCATCGAACCTACGTAATGTACGCAAGGCTTATGAGCCATTTCATCATACCCCTGCATATCTTGACGCTTATGAATGTCCCCGAGCATCGCCATATCATTATAGTCGAATAACGGGTTCATAATGGCTGGATTACTGATGGAATACCCAGTATCCATAGCCGCACGGTCAACTGCCCCGTGGAACAGGGCGATTATGTGTTCATATTGGTTGCGGTAGATTTCAGGGATAGTGTCTCCCCGAATATAATGTTCCGGTGCATCAAACACACCCATGTTGTTGAACAGAATGTTAGACATTCCAAACAGACCCGTGGTTTTGAGATAAAAGATATTGGGATGGTTAAGGGCATCCACGATAGGAGTCAGACTATCCAATCGGCTTTTGTTGGACAACGTAGCATCGTGGTTTCCCGCAACCAGAACGAGAGGACGAATGTCAGCAATAGTCTTGAATAGAATGAAAGCCATTTCCACGCATTCAGGCGTCAAGTCGCTTTTAGAATGGAACACGTCACCAACCAGAGCAACAACCGTGGTTTTCGGCGTCTTCTTGATTTCTTCGTACAAATTAGCAAAAACTTCCTTGTACTCGTCGTGCCTCTTGGTGAGACGAATGTGAATATCTGCGATTTGTAGAACATGAGTAAATTTCTCAATGTTAGTTTTTAGGATGTTAATCATATTTTACTTAAATTGTATTTGGTCATCTCCATATCGTCGAATTCACAAGCATTATGAATGAGTTCATGTGTTCGTTCGAATCCCATTTCTGATGGGTCTTTCCCGTCAAGACAGACGAGATAAACTTCGATTCCGTCCCTATGCAATCTTACATAGTTTCCCACGGCAGCATCTAAGGCATCATTATCCAGAATCATATTGACCCGTTTAGTATGATTAAGTTGCATTGCCTCTCGCAGTTTTTTTGACAAGTATTTTCCAAACAGAGGTATGGCATTATTACGAACGGCAAATGCATCAAAACATCCCTCTACAAGATTCAAAGGTTCCTTGTAGTTTACAAAGGACTCAAACCCAACAATATTATCTACCGAGACTTCTGGTTTTCTATAAGCGAATATGTCGGGGGAATCGTAATACTGTCTGGCGATGAAAAAGTTCAGGTTCCCACATGCATCATATGATGGAACCACGATGCATTGCTCATATTTTCCAGACTCACAGTATCCTATATTATAACGAAGAATGTCCTCGTATAGGACTCGCCGTCGCCTTAAATATGCCATTGCGTTTTTATATTCTACTCTGGAGGATCGTTCCGATAGCGGAATGAACTCCGAAGGCAATGTTAATTCAACATCTTGTTGTTTGTCATCCCGTCTCCATTGCGGTCGTATTCCTTTAAGTAGGGGGGCTAGACGAGGTTTGTATCTCTCGGGAGTGGGAGACAGCCCAAGCAAATCATACAAATTTCCGCTCAGATTGCATGTCCAACAATGAAATGCACCAAAAAATTTGTTATTTTCGTCAAGGCATACTTCGAGTTTCCGCTTGTAGTGATGACATTTTGGGCAAAAATATACCAACTCATTTCCAGATTTTCGTTTTCGGGAAATTTGATTTAATGCCATGTCAAGCAGGCATGTGAGTTCATATTTTTCCAACATGTCAGAAGTTTACCACTTTCTAAACAGAAACTCAACTTTTTATAAAACTTCATGAGTATGTATAGGAGTGAAGACATCTGGAATCTACAAAATCGTCAACAAAATCAATGGGAAGTACTACGTCGGAAGTAGCAAAAACATTCCTGTTAGATGGTCTGATCATAAAGAGACACTCAACAAATCATCCCATTATAATGTCCATTTACAACGGTCATGGAAAAAATATGGCAACCACAATTTCGAATTTGTTATTGTGAATGCTCCCACGACCCTAAAGGGTCGGGGCTTCTATGTTAAGTTTCCTTAACAAAAGAGTCCATTCCGACTCTTAAAATGTTTCGTGCGGCGTTTAGGTCTCTCCCGATGTTAAGATTACAAATGGGGCATTTGTGCTGTCTCTCCGACAACTCCTTCTTAACTATGGTTCCGCATCCAGAGCACAACTGGCTCGTATATCGTGGGTCAACATCTACTACTTCACAGCCAGCTTCTACCGCTTTACTATGGAGCATTTGTCTAAATGTCGTCCAACCCGAGTCCAATATGCTTCTGTTCAAACTTCGCCAGTTGTCATTCAACATCTGGCTTGGCTTAATGTTCTCTACACAAATATGAGAGTATTCATTTACAAATCTATGACTCAACTTGTGTAGGAAATCTTTACGTTGGTTCTTCACTTTACAATGGAGTTTAACCAACGTTTTTTTGGTCTTAATCTTTCGTGGGTCATCCTTTGGTTTTGTTTTCAGTTTGGAATACTTTGCCTGTGTCTTGGAAAGTTCCTCTTGGGACTGCTTAAGGAAATGAGGATTGGAAATGGTAGTTCCATCCGAGAGTGTAGCGAAGTCAATACATCCCATATCCATTCCGCAGGCACGCTTCCACTTACGCTTCTCAACCTTCACTTCAACCTCACAGGAGAAAATAGCATACCAATGTGTGCCTTCACGCTTAATGGTGAGTGTCTTTACCTTGCCTTCCATTGGTCGGTGGAAGTTAATACGAACGTCTCCAATGCGAGACATCCATAGTTTTTTCTTTCCAATCTTAAATCCTGTCTGTGGGAAGGTGAAGGAGTCATATCGGTCATACGACTTAAAGCGAGGAAATCCAGCCTTTCCACTCTTATCCTTCAATCTACGGAAGAACCCGAGATAAGCAAGGTCAAGTCGGGCAGAGACGTTTTGGAGAACTTGGGAATGGACTGGTGTTTTCAGTTCCATATCCTTAATGAACTTACAACAATCAAAATGACTAAACGTCTTCTTGGTCTTTTTGTAATGGTCATTACGTTTCTCAAGGAGTTGGTTATAGACGTAGCGACAAGTTTCTCTCGTCTGCTCAAGACGAGTGGCAGTGCCTCCTTTGGGAGACAACCTGAACTTGTAGTTTCGTTTAACCATCATACCCATAAGTATAATGGATTTACGGAAAAAGTCAAGTTTTTCATTTTTCCTTAATACTTATTCTATGGGTCGCATTCATCCCCTACCCTAAAGGGATAGGGGCTTTCTGCTCCCAAAAATGTAAAGCAGTGTTCCGAAAAAAACTTATTGATTGAAGAACAAAACTTCTTAGACATCTGTAAAAATAATCCATCCGAATCGTATAATCAAATTTATACTGCTGGGGGCGGCGGGGATTTTTCTCCCGAAACATTTGAAAAAATGAGACGCAATCATGCCGACTATTGTGGTAAGAATAATCCAAGATATGGAATTCCAATGTCAGATGAAACAAAGCGGAAAATTGGAATTTCTAATAGTATAAACTATTCCAACCCAACTAAAACACCGATGTACGGTAAACATCATTCCCAAGAGACAAAACTAAAAATTGGGTTGGCACGAGTTGGAAAATATAGTGGTAAAAATAGCCCTTCATTTGACTCAACGCCTATCTCACTCATAAATATAAGAACAAACGAGCGATTGACCGCAACCAAATATGACCTTATTACCACAATGAAATTTGATCGCTCGCATTTGTGGAAGCTTCTTTGTGGGAGACTGAAAACTTATCGGGGATGGGTTCCATATAACCCTTCCTCGTAATCATTTACCTGTTCTTCTAATCTCACACGGGCGATTATAATGTCACATTCGTACCACTCATTTCTCATACTTTTTGCGAACATTTTCATCGCCTCTCTGATTCTTTTCTCGGCGGAGAAGCAATCAGGGTGAGGAATATTGAAGACCATCTTATACCCACGCTTAGGGTCCGATGTTTGGTAAGACCGAAGACGAGCGTCTAAATCTTCTGTACATCCCACCTTCACAAATCCGGGGAACGCTTCGTTTGTAACAATGTAAAGGTATCCACCTTTCACTTATTTTGGAGGGTCAACTCGTTTGGCTAACAAATCACCATAGATGGCAATGTATTTGGGGTCGGAATGCATACAGTTGTCACAGACATATTCTTCGTCATCCCGTTGATACTCTTGCCAGTTTCCTTCGGCAACAATGTAATAACCACCTGTGATAATAACTCCAGTGGACTTGCATTTGTCAAGAACCCCTTCAACCTCTTGACCGCATCTATCACACGTTATCCGTATGGTTTTCATAGCACGATACTACTATTGCATCATAGGCATCTTCCATTCTTTTATCTGGAACTCCGTTCCTATTTAGCACGATCCACGGAGTCATATTATACATAGTTTCAATTTTCTGTTTTACGAAATCTTTTGGCTTTATTCCTTTTATTCTGGACACCCCAAATAATTGTTTTCGCATTGTTACAGCATTAGCATGAACCATTGGAAGATGATAATGTTCATTGAGAATATAACAAATAACCGCTTTATTCTTTGCCAGTTTCAATATCGTTTGTTGAGAGGTTTTTCCAAATGCAAATCCCGACAAATTTTCTTCGACGCTTATCCTTCCAAATTCTTTTCCGGCAAGACCATCTATTATGATTTGGGCTTTGTCTTTGTAATTTTCTACCTTTGATATGTCAAAATATCCAACGTCAATCAATTTTTTGTCTTCTGTTATTGCAAATCCGCATACGGTTGAAGACAGGTCTAATCCTAATGACTTCATTAGATCCCCCCCCATCGTCGTAATGCTGCCGCACGCAGTTTCGCTTTGGATGCCTTGGAATGGTGCTTTCCTTTGAATGGCGATGGTTTCCCTATCTTCGCAATGCTTATTTTTCGTCTCGTTTCGTCGTCATACATTAATCCTTTATTCCATGCAGTCTGAACTCCCACCATCCCTTTATTCCACGGCACTCGACCAATTTGCGACAAGCTTATATGTGATTTATGTTCGTCAGAAAATACCATTCCTATTCGAGCATTACTCATATTTCTCTTTGATTCTTCCGACATAATCTTACCCATATTTGATTCACTTATCTTTTTTCTACTCTCCGGTGACATCTTCCTCCCTCGCATCGGAGCGATGGAATCGAAAGACAAATTGTAACTCAATTTTGGGTTCCTACGACATTCATTTAAATATTTTTGTTCGACCGATTCGAGTTCTTTTTCTTCTGGTAGTATCTCCACAATTTCAAATCGAAATGCCAAACATCCATATTTATTCCACGCCGCTTGGAGATACGGATTGGCATGATGATTATTGTTCAATTTACATTTGTGAATATACCAACGATGAGAAATGTCGGATGAACTTCCAACATAATATTTTCCGGTCAGATTATTTGTTATTTTGTAAATACCCGCAATTTTGATGTTCATATCATCTTTCCATTTTTTTAAATATGATTAGCTCTTTTTCTGCTGCTTGGAGTTTTACCCGCAAAGGACTTACCCATGTATGGTCGCCATTCCAATCTGTAATGGCATCTGTGAGAGCAATTTCACACCACCAATTAAGTTTTTGACCATTTTTTTTACATGCGGTTTTTATTTCCTTGTGAAGGGACTCGCTTATTTTTATAGTCTTATATTTCATACTCATGACAATATATATCTCGCAAAAGTAGAAAAAAGTAGAAAAAATGTTATAATAAATAGCGTCCAGAAACTCCAGACGCTATTTATTTGTAACATCTCATTGTTGTAACTGATTAAACTGTTTAGAAGTTTGCCAATGCCACTACCGATCCTGTGCCGAAGTAGCTGGCGTTAAGTGCAAGTGCTGACCCACTACTATACGACGCACTGATTCCGTAGGAGCATGGTGACATACTAAAAGACGACGTTGCCCACGAACTGATGTAAGAACTATTGGACGTAATGAAGGACTCTTTCCATGACCACTGGTTTCGAATATACGAATCAAACTCATTGGTGTCCAGTTCTACTTCATTATCTACGCACAGTTCCAAACGGCGTATTGTTCCCATGTAATCATTCGAATGGTCCTCTGGGTATTTACCACGCCAGTAGTTGAATCCTTTTTGGAGGGTTCTATCTTTAACACGGTCAAGGTCTTCCTTGACTTTCGTTTTTAGGGCTTTTAGGTACTCCTTGCGATTCTTTCGGAGTGTTTTGAGTTGCTGCTTGTGAGATTTGTTGTATTTTTCGATCTCTTCCTTCTCGAATTTCTTCAAATAGGATTCTGCATCAATCCAGTAACCTTCGATGGCAGTTTTGAGTAAACCATCATGTTTTTCTTTGTTCTCTCGTACTATTTGCAGTACGTCTTCTCTTGAAACCTTTACTTCTTGTAGCGACATATACTTTTTCCTTTCGTAACAGGCAATAAAAAACCTCCATTGCCGTTCTGATATACATAGGGCAATGGAGGGTTTTTTGGAAAATATTTCGCTCTTTTTTACGGCTTGTACTTCCGTGTATCGAGACCTTTCACGTAAGTTGAATAAGCATTTCCGGCCCCGCCTGATTGAACGGCCTTCAATTGTGATACTTGTGGAATCGACTTAACCAAAAATCCATTCGGACTTTGATTGGTTTGACCTTGGGAACTTTTGGCATCAATGGTCGTTCCTATGGCAGGCTCATTTCCCGGCTGACCGAGAACAGTCTTTACTTCAAACGCACCGCCAGCATGTTGTTTGGCATACCTCTGGTCAAGGGTGGTCGTTAATGATGGTCGTGAAGTTGGTGTTGGCATAATCGTCTATTTCCTTACATATATAAATATCGTTAGAAGTCCATTTTCACCACGAAATTTATTGGTAATTCGGGGGTTATCTTGATTGGAGTACCTAACTTGGCTACGGCTACGAGACTCAATCCATCGTACAAACCGATTGTAGTGGCCATTGGACTCAAATAAGAGCCTGTTTTATCAAAGGTCGAAAGACGCTCATAGTCCAAGAAACGTGCTTTAATCGTTGGCGGGTTGAATTTCCTACTTAGGCCATTGAGGTAGTCCATAACATCGCTAAACAAACGACGATGACAAGCCGGGGTAATGAATGTTGCATAATTTGCTTGAGTCAGCCGATTGGTAAAATACTTCCACATGATGTTCATATCCCGAATATCAATTCGGAAATCTTGATTCAAGTCCAACGTGGTCTGCATTGAAGTATCAACATTTTCCCAAGTATTGAAACTCTGAGAAAGGTAATAATTTGTGGTGCTGTTATCCGTATTGGCCCAGTAGTAATTATAAAGACTTCGTTCGTCGTCCGTAATTACAATGGATGAACTCCAATCGAAGGAGACGGGAAGTCCAAGAATTTGTGTGTTCTTGTACTGCATATAACGAAGAATCACATCAGCATCTTGAAAGTCAAATGCCCCATTGCCATTGATGTCCAAGCTCGACGATTCCTTCATAATTGAGGTTGGATTAGTACTCACATTGAATTCGCCGGGGTCCACTGTGCAGATAACTTGTTTCTCAAGAATAGTGTGCTGGCTTTTGAATTCCAGGTCGTATTCATAAGTGTAGGTGTTGATTGGAGCATAGAATAACCCATCAAATACAGACCCAGAAGTCATGATTACAATTTTACCATTGCGATAGAACACATTTCCAACATGAAATTGATCTCTCAAATTATGCAAATTGTAAATGTATGCTTTACCCGTCAAATCATCAAGATTGGTATTGGCGCTTTTGGTGACTTCGATGTTAACTGAACGATTGATGTCCCATAGATACATCGGAGATCCGACAACCATAGACCTGTCAGCAACAGCTACATCGAACCCAAAATCACGATATGGACTGAGATACTTCTTCTTTTTCTGATAGACGTTTGTGATGTTCCAAGTGCCCGACCCCGTATTCTTTTGAATAAGCATGGTCTGTCCAGTCAAAAGAGTTTGAAGGTCAGCATTGCAATAATGCAATTGGTTTAAAGTTCCACCGATGTAGCATGATGTCATGCTTTCGACATCTAGCTTCGGAACACCAACAACGGCGTTCGATCCCCACATATCACATGACCATCCCATCTTGTTGTTATATAGGGTAGTCGGAGTTCCATAGGTTTTGAGAACTAATTCAAATCCCTGCGGGAAATTTGCGCAACGTTCGAAAATGTATGCTGAACCTTGCTGGTAGAGACTTGACCCGCTATACTCATAGAACATTCTATCAAATGGTTCTCCTATGATAACAGAATCATCATAACATCCAACCGAATATCCAAACCCGTTGGTAGAATTCATCGTTAAAAATGGCGTAACCCCGTCAATCGTCCCCGGTGGAGCATAGTAGTCGGAATTGAACGTCAAAGGCTTAATACTGTAATCTGGATTGAATACGTAAGTTTGAGTCCACACATTTCCAATAAATTCGAAGAAGTAGGCGGCATCAGCATTGGGGTTCCCACATCCGACCACCAGACTGTTACTCCATTGAGTAGGAGCCTTGTTTAATTTTAAGCTGAATCCAAATTGCGCCTGATCAATGGAAGAAGTAGGTTGTATTTTTTGAAATAGAGACCATGAGTAGTTGGTCCCGGTGCTCATGTTCTTGTACATATACACTGCTCCATTTGAAGCACTGTAGAAAGGAGACCCAATGGCGAGCCAATCCTTGTTAATAGACACCGACCATCCAAAAGATCCATAAGTAGCATTTGGGTCTACATTTAGGTCTGGGTCATCAATCGTAAAGGCCGCCGCACTGTGACTATTGGCAGTCCACTTTAAAGAACTCAAATCATATATTTCGGCCATCGCATAGGATTGAGTTATGAAACTAGCAGATGTCTGGACTACTTGCGTAAGATAAGGTGTTCCAGCAATTAGTAGACTCCCATACATGTCGAGCGACTTTCCGAATGCATTTTCCAAAGACGACGTGTACATGTCCTTGTCAATGTCAATCGGAAGTTCGGGATACCAGCTAGAACTTTCTGTAGTAATGGGGTCTGATGCTTCTGTCGTCATCAGAACATCCATAGTTCTCCAAACTTGATAGAGGGTTCCCAAATAATCATGTTCATCCGAGGAACGATTGTATAAAAATACATCAATAGTTCCCGAATGGTGGGCTGATGCCGTAGCATTGGTCCATCGGAGTAAGTCAGGATTGGCGACTGCGACGTAATCGCCGTAGGTCGCTACGGCGTACCCGTAATCTTCATTTTTAACTTGAACGTACATAACTCTAGCTAGTATAAATATTGATGGTTCAGCTTATAAACTAGGACAAGTGTAAGAAGCTGTGCCTTGATAAATTTGATTGCCAAGTATCCGAACCTCCTGAATTTTTGAAAAAAGGTAATCGCCAGCAATCAGGTTGCCATTGGAATCGTCTTGAATACGAACACTGTCATCAAATGCCGTATCTTGGAATTCTACTGTTCCCGGCTTAATCCGGTCCCCCATAATAAGACGAGGAATGGTAAACATTCGAAAATCATCAGCCAGATAGCGATTGGTTTTCGAGAGTGGAAAATCAATATTCTCCATCCCGAAAATCTCCGTCGGATTGTGGTATTCGTTATAGAATGCCCGTCGCATCTGGTTATAAAGAAGCAATTTAGACGTTCCGGTAGAATTGTAGGAATCTGAGCCAGAGTCATAGGGTTTCAGGCTTCCACTGATACCTTCTTCGTAAACAGCCACATCATCTTCCTGCTGTTCAAGAGCAATATTACAATCTCGGTTGAGCAGCGGGGTTCCCGTTACATAGTCAACATAATCGAGAGCAATGGTTTCATCGTCGTACTCATATATGCTAGACGAATACGGTTCCAAGATTGGGCAGGCTGTATTCTGTACATTAAACAACTGTCGTGCCTTATTGGCACGAAACGGCGATGTGGTCACATCAGTTTTTTTCAGTTGTTTAATCATGCGTTACTGTAAAATTCTATTCCAATACCATCGCCATGTTAGTGTCAATGTCTGGGTACTAGTTTTGCTTTGTGGTTGGTCAAATAGCATACACATGGCTTGATGGGTAGTTGCTTGTGGATTTGCACCATTGCCTGGAAAATATGCTCCGAATCCAATACTTCGTATTCCACTATCGTATTGATAAATGGGGAAAGAACAAGTTTTCGTTCTTGTAAAACTTCCCGAAGCATAAAAATCGAGAGCACCATTGTTTGCTATATTAACAGTATCGTTTCTATTCGATGCTGTTCCGAATGCTGATAAGGATGCTGAATCTCGTGAGAAAAATACTCCCCATCCATTGCTTCCAAAGTTTCCAGCATCAAAGCTACCAACCGATGGCTCCAATGATGCGGCGA